GAAACGATGTAGGCAAAAGCATCGCGGCGGCGGTGGGCGACATTGCGGACGCCATCCGAAGCGGCGGCTTTTCCGGGGACGTGATCGCGTCGCTGCTGAACGAGGAAAACTACAAGCGGGTCATGAAAGCGTGGTTCATCTCCAGAGGCGTTGCGGCCTTCACGGATTACACCAGCCTTTGCGAAGACTGGTACGAAATGACGCGGACCGGATGGAAGGGCGGGGTACGCTTCGCCATTCCGGGAAGCGGCCAGTCTGCCAACTCAGACGGGACGCGGACCGGGGACAACTTCGGCATGAGCTGTACACCCAGCACCAAGACCACGAAGAACACGGACGACTTTGCCAACGTGCCGCTGTTCTTCCCGATTGACTGCAACGTCCAGCTTGACGCCAACGGGGACCCGCACATCATGGCGATTGACGGCGTGGCCGGGACTTTTGCCAAGACGGACCCCAGCAAGATCGTGGCGGTCATGCAGATGACGGGCTGGAAGAAGTTTGTCGTGGACAGCGTGAACAGTCTGTACGGATGGGACTACACGGACGAGCCGGAGCTGGACGAGTACGAGCCGCTGCCGGAAGCGGTGAGCCTGTACGACAATACGGTCAGAAACTTTGTCGTTCACGGAAAGTACGCCTTCGGTCCGAACTATAGCTGCTGCTCGGATCAGCAGGTCAAGGTCTTCGATGTCAGCCACAACAGCCAGCTCACCGGCGTCCAGGCGGCATGGGGAGCGCGGTACTGCGGCCTTACCTCTGCGGATGACGCTTTCCTGAAGCTGATGCTGTACCTCAAGTACGCACGGCTTGACTCTGACCGGGTTCTGCACGGCTGCTGTAACTACAACTACGACTACAGCCCGGCCAAGGCGGAGAGCGGCGTGGAGCGCGTCCTGCTCACCACGGCGAACGCGGCCAACCTGATTGTGGGCAGCACGGTCCATCTCAGCACCAGCGCGAGAGGCGGCACGGCCATCTTTGACCGGAAGAAGATCACGAAGATCGAAACGGTCAACGTGGACGGCACGGACTACGGCGCGGTGTATGTGGACAACGGCGGCACCACCTTCAACACGGAGACCAGCCACCATCTCTGCACGATGCAGTGGTACACGGGAAGCACCGATGACGTGCTGGGCAACGACGGCGGCATCGACCCGACCAACGACAGATACCCGGTCAAGCTCCAGGGCATCGAGTACATGGTGGGCTGCTATGAAGTGTTCGGGGATGTCATTCTCAATCATGAGACCATCGACAGCGTGGCCGTGGAAGCGGCGCATGTCTGCCGGGACGCCACGAAGCTGGCAACCAGCATCACGTCCGATTACAAGGGCGCGGCACACGGTATCCCCAAGGCGGCAAGCGCGGGATGGCAGTATCCGAAGCAGATGCGGGAAGTCAGCAACCTGCCCGAACTGATTTTCCCGTTCGACATCGGTGGCAGCAGCTCTGGCGGGCCGCGTGACGGCTTCTATCTGGAAGCGCAGAGCGCAACCGGTACGCGAGAGTGGCTGCGCTTCGGCTACCTGTACAACGGCGTCGAGGTTGCCGGATTGTCATGCGGCATCGGCCTCGGGCTTACGCACGCGTCCTGGGACATCGGCGGGCGGCTTTCAGTCACCGGCAACAGGGGTGAATTTCAGGCGGCGGCGTAGGGAACCGAAGACGACGACTGAAAGAGGGGGCTTCGGCCCCCTATCCCCGGAGGCGGGAAGATATCAAGTTATGTAAACCGATTTCGCGGGGGTCTCCCTACTTACTATTATAGTATCAAAAGTCGAAATCGGCTTGGATTATGTAAACTGCTGTACGCGGAAAAGCCACGGGTGAAGTAAGCGTACATGAAAGCAGGAGTGAGACATCCCCGGAACGGTCCGGACAGGACGGGGACGGGGAAGAAGACCCGGAGGAATCCGGGCAGGGATTGGCCATACATCCGCTGGTGGCCTCTGTTTCGCGGTGGCTGCGCTTCGGCAACCTGAACAACGGCGTCGAGAATGCCGGATTGTCATGCGGCAACGGCAACAACGGGCTTACGAACGCGAACTGGAACATCGGCGGGCGGTTTTTTGAAAGAAATGAATGACACATCTATGAGGGGCGCAATGCCCGAACGTATGGTCAGTTCCGCGCTGCGGCGAAAATGTGTCGTTCCGGCACCTGGGCAGTTTGGTTTGAGCTGTTCTTGTCGGGAGCAATCCCGGTAAACCCCGCAAGGGGCTGGGCGTCCGCGGGTGGGTGCGCGGACGCGGGCTTAGTAGACGCAACCGAAAGGCCCTGAGATTCAAAAAGATTCTTCTCTCTGCATCGGAGGGTGAAATCATGAAGACATACTGCAAAAGGGTTGATCCTTCCGATGTAGAGACCATCGCGGGATTTGTGTACGAAGCGCTTCATCCGAAACTGAAGCGGAAGGACTACAGCGAGTTCACGGCGAAATACTGTGAACTGACCGGAAAGCAAATCCGGGAGCGGGCCAAAGCGGGGTTCGGGCTGTATCCGGAACTGAAGGAGGCGGTGTACCTGATCGCAAAGGACATCTCCATTCGGATTCGGCAGCGGGATCTCCAGCTCGGCCCCATCCGGTATGAGACAAGGACGGACGGTCTGAGCAAAAAGACGCGGGTTATCGGCATTGAGACGGTCATGCAGCAGGTCATGGAGCATGTTGCGGTCTGGTGCATGAAGGAGCTGTGGGACGCAAAATACGCTTACCATCAGTACGCCAGCATCAAGGGCAAAGGACAACTCCGGGGCGCGAAGGCAATTCAGAAGTGGACAAAGGAAGGCAAGGTCAAGTATTTCGTCAAGCTGGACGTGCGGAAGTGCTTTCACAGTCTGAGCCGGAAAACCGCGATGAAATGGCTGCGGCGGGACATCCGGAAGAACAAGCTGCTGCTGTGGTTTGTGGACGCGCTGCTGAAGATGCACGGAGAAGGACTGGTGATCGGTTCACTGCTGTCACAGTTTCTTTGCAACTACTTCATGAGCTACGGATACCGGTTTGTGATGGGGCTGCATAAGGAACGGCGTGGCAGGAAAGTATCGCTCTGCACCTGCGCCCTGTTCTACATGGACGACATCTTTGTGGGCGGCACGGACCGGCGCAATCTGGTGATGGCGGTGCGGAAGCTGATTCGGTTCCTGAAAGCGTCCTTCGGCCTGATTGTCAAAGATACGTGGCATGTCCGGGACCATGAGGACTGCGGCGCAGACATGATGGGCTTTGTGATCCGGGCCAACGGCAGAATCAAAATCAGACCGCGGGTATTTATCCGGGCAAGGCGGGCGTTTATGCGCTCGGCAGGTGCGGATGACAGACTGAAGACTCAGAGACGGGTTTCGGCGTACTTTGGGTTCTTCAAGGCGGCGGGTATCCGCCAGCTCCGGAAGGTGAAAGAAGCCGGACAGGAGAAATGCAAGGTGGTCAGCGTCCACACGATGCAGACCAAGGCAGCACTTTTGATCGCCCAAGAGGCAAGGAGGGAAATATTATGCGCTGCGTAAGTCAGTCGGCAGAGAAACAGCAGGACATTGAAATTGATATTCGGGACGGCATCGCCAGAATCTACCTGCGCACCGATCATGTGGAGATCGAGGACGTGGGAGAGACAGGCGGGATTCACTGGGAATGCGCAGAGGCGTTCATGGAATGCCCGGACGATGAAGCGCCGGAAGTGGAAGAGGTCGAAGAGGATTTTGAGGCGTGGTTTGAGTACGCCGAGGAATGGCAGCCGGGACGGGCGAAGAGTCTGCGGCAGATTCAGGCAGACGTTGAGTTCATCGCGGCTATGACCGGTATTGACCTGGAAGAATAAGGAGGGCAAGGAATTATGGCACTGCACAGCAAGGTTTATCTGAAGGCAAAACGGAACTATCCGAAATACTGGAGCAAGCAGCAGCTTCGGGATCTGGTGGAAGCCGGGCAGCTCTGGGCCAATGAGTATGAGGAAATCACCGGGGAACCGTATGTCGTGCCGAACGACGGCGGAGAGGGCGGCGAGTCATGAAGACAACGGTCAATCTGGAAAACAAGGATGTCCGAGAGATCATCGCCAAGTTCCTCGGCATCAAGGTCGAACAGGTCATCCCGCAGAGGTATACCTTCGGCATTGAAGGCATGAGCGCGTCGGAGATCGAGAGGCGGATCTACGGACCGAGTACACGGGGCGAAGACCATGATTAGCATTTTGCATCTGGTATGGATCATCCCGCTTAGTGCGGTTGGCGGTGCTTTTCTTCTCGCACTGATTGTGATT